GATGGAATATTATTTCCAAAAGGAGTTTATGTTTCTACTTTTACTGTTGCAGCAGTAACTTTACTAACTGATAAATATTCAGGTCCAGGTTTAACAGCAGGGTAGGAGGCTAAATGGCTAACACTACTTCCGGAGCATATATTTTTGATAAAGACTTTTCTATTGATGAAATCATAGAAGAAGCTTATGAAAGAATAGGTCTACAAACTAATTCTGGTTATGACATAAAAACAGGGAGAAGATCCTTGAATATTATGTTTCAAGAATGGGGCAATAGAGGACTTAATTTTTGGGAAGTACAAAATAATTCATTTACATTAGTTCAAGGACAAATAGTTTACAATTTTTATAGATCATCAACCGATGGAACTTCTGATGGTGTATTTAATACTTTATCTTCTGCTATTAATGCTTCTGTTACTACTATTCCATTAAATTCTTTAATTGGTTTTCCAACTTCTGGAACTATTTTAATTGGTTCGGAACAAATTACTTACACAGGTCAAGATACTGATGCTGTTACTTTAACCGGTGCTACTCGCGGCGCGAATGGGACGGCAGCAGCTAGTCACGCGGATGATGCAACTGTTTATGATTATAATTCTATTGTTTATGGATATTCCGATATATTAGAAGCTTCTTATAGAAACAATACTAGTGTTGATTTTCCATTAACTAAAATAGATAGATCATACTATCAAGGTTTATCTGCTAAAAATCAACAAGGAACACCTACTCAATATTTTGTTCAACGTTTTATTGATAGAGTTACTATTACTTTATATTTAGCTCCAGGTGCTGCTGAAGCAGGTAATACAGTTAATTATTATTTTGTAAAAAGAATTCAAGATTCAGGTGTATATACTAATGCAACAGATGTTCCTTATCGATTTGTTCCTTGTATGTGTTCTGGACTTGCTTATTATTTAGCAATTAAAAAAGCTCCACAAAGAGTTCAAGAATTAAAATTATTATACGAAGATGAATTACAAAGAGCTTTAGAAGAAGATGGTTCTTCATCAAGTTCATTTATAACACCACAAACTTATTATCCAGGAGTATAATGACTAATTTATCTAGAGGAAAATATGCACAGTTTATTTCTGATAGAAGTGGTATGGCATTTCCTTATAAAGAAATGGTAGTAGAATGGAATGGAGCAAGAGTTCATGTTTCTGAATTTGAACCTAAACAACCTCAATTGGATCCTAAACCTGCTGGAACAGATGCACAAGGATTACAATTTTCTAGACCAGATCGAGTAGAACCACCAGTAACGGTATTATTAATTCCTAATCCATTTGAAACAGTTATATATGCTGGTAACACATATATTAATGTTAATTCACAAAATCATGGATTGAGCACAGGCAACTTAGTTAGATTTAGAGGTACAGTTGGTAACCCACCAACTCCTCCTATTATTGTAGATCCAACAAATGATAATGATTTATATTATTTTGAACCTATACCAACCTTTGATGGAGTTAGTGATATTGATAATGCAAATGGTTTTACAATTACGGTTGGAAAAATAAATTCTTCCGGTATTGTAGGGGATACATTAAACTATTTTTATTTCCAAAGTTCTGATACAGCTACTGTTGGAAATGTACAAGGAGGAGGAACAGGTTGTAGTTCAGGACCTGTTACATTAAGACCATAATGACATACGCAGAATTAATACAAAAAATTAGAGATTATTGTGAAGTAGATTCTAATGTATTTACATCAACGATTTTAAATGGATTTATTCAAGATGCGGAGTTTAGAATTTTACGAGATGTAGATTCTGATAACAATAGACAATATGCACAGGCTGATATTGTAGCTGGTCAAAGATATGTAAATACTCCATTAATTAATAATCAAACTCTTGTTATACGATCTTGTCAAATTACTAATGCAACAGGTGGTGCAGCTAACTCTGATAGGTCTTTTTTAGAGTTTAGAGATACTAATTACATGTCTGAATACAACCCTACTGGAGTACAAGGATTACCTAAATACTATGGATATTGGGATGAAAATACCATTGTCATAGCTCCCACACCAGATCAAAATTATAACATGCAAATAAATTATATCTTGAAACCAGCTGGATTATCGGTTAGTAATACAACTACATATTTAAGTACAGAATTCCCAAATGGACTTACGTATGCGTGTTTAGTAGAAGCTTTTGGATACTTAAAAGGTCCAGCAGATATGATCCAATATTATGAAGGAAAGTATCAACAGGCTTTACAAGGATTCACAGTTGAACAAATGGGAAGAAGAAGACGAGATGAGTACGAAGGTGGTACCCCGCGTCTTCCAAAACAACAATAAGGAGTAAACATGGCTATAACACAAGCAGTTGCAAATAGTTTTAAACAACAACTACTAGAAGGAAAACATGATTTTCAATTTTCTGGTGGTGATGTTTTTAAATTAGCTTTGTATGTCTCTACTGCAACGTTAAATTCTGCTACTACAGCTTATACATCTACTGGAGAAGTTTCAGCTTCTGGTCAATATACAGCAGGTGGTGGAACATTAGTAAAACCAAATCCAAGTACTTCAGTTGCATCAGGTGTTGCAATTGTTGACTTCGCAGATTTATCTTTTACTGGTGTAACGATCACAGCTAGAGGAGCTTTAATTTATAATACTTCATCTACCAATGCGGCAGTTGCAGTACTAGATTTCGGTTCAGACAAAACAGCGACTTCAGGAACTTTCACAATTCAGTTCCCAGCATTTACAACTTCAGCGGCTATTCTAAGAATCGGCAACGCGTAATAGGAGATAACCTATTATGTCTGCTCCTTGGGGAAGTAATACATGGGGTATCGGCCCCTGGAACGTCGGATCCGTTGATGTAACAGTTGATCTCCAAAATAAAACTTGGGGTGATGATACATGGGGATTTGGCAACTGGGGAGAAGGTGTACCCAGTTCTTTTGGACTCACAACAAATGTTGGTTCGGTAAGTATTTCTGTTGCAGCTCAGGCAGATGTATCGGGAATAGGATTAACTGCTGCTCTTGATAATGTAATTACACAAGGTACAGCTAATATAGATATTAGTGGTCAACAATTAAATTTATCTTTAGGTGAAGAAACCATTGAAGCAACAGGTAATGTTGATATTACCGGTCAACAATTAAATTTATCTTTAGGTGAAGAAACTATTACTGCATCTGCAAATATAGATGCAACAGGAAATCAAATCAATATTAATGAAGGTGATGTTAATATTAGTATTGTAGGTGGAGTTATACCTACAGGTGTAAATTTAGCATTAGGACTTGGTAATGAAATAGTAACAGCAAATGCTGATATATCTATATCAGGTCAAGGATTAACAGCAGCAGAAGGAACCGTAGATCCTTCTCCAGATGCAACAGTAATTGGTATTGGAATGACTATGGGTCTAGGTGTTGGATCCGTGACTGGAAATGCAGATGTTGTAGAGACAGGACTACAATTAAATATAGCTCAAGGTACAGCCGTACTGGATGCAAATACTCTTGTTGATTTAACAGGTCAGGGATTAAGTTTCAGTTTAAATAGTGTAACGGTAACAGCAGAAGCTAATATAAATTTAACTGGAAATCAGGTTAATATAGCTCTTGGAAATGAAGTTTCTCAGGTGTGGACAATTGTTGACACAGGCACCACAGTAGCTTATACTGAAGTTTCTACCGGATCTAGTGTTAATTGGAATATAATTGACACAGCCGCATAATTTAAATAAATAGTAACTAATAAGGAATTTATAAAATATGCCATCAACGTATTCTACGGATCTAAAACTAGAACTCATGGTCACTGGTGAAAAAGCCGGTCTATGGGGAGATATTACAAATACTAACTTAAATATTTTACAACAAGCGATTGCTGGTTATGAATCAGTAACGTTAAATGCAACAACTGGTGCAACATTATCATTTGCAAATGGAACTATTTCTAATGGTAAAAATGCTATATTAAATTTAGCAGGAACTATTACTACTTCTGTCAACGTAATTATTCCAGATGGTATTGAAAAAAATTATATTATTAAAAATGCAACTAGCGGAAATCATGCGGTAGTATTTAAGACTACTTCAGGCACAGGTGCTACGTGGGCAGGGACTGATAAAGGAACTAAATTTGTATATTCTGATGGAACCAATGTAGTAGATGTAAACGCTGCTATCAATACAATAAATCAATATACATTACCAGCAGCAGATGGTACTAGTGGACAAGCTATTGTTACCAATGGTTCTGGTACTTTGAGCTTTGCTCAAGCAGGAATTTCAACAGGAAAAGCTATTGCAATGGCAATAGTTTTCGGATAATATATAACAGGAGATTAAATTATGGCAAATCCAAACATAGTAGACGTCACATCGATTTACGGTAAAACGGTTCAAGCCGCACTTACCACAACTCTTACTACAGAAGTATTATTATGTGCATCAAACAAAGTTTTAAAAATTAACACTATATTAATTGCAAACATTGATGGCACTAACGCAGCAGACGCTTCCGTATTTATTACTAAATCAGGCGGATCACCAATTGCAATTGCAAGTACTATTTCAGTACCAGCAGATGCAACATTAAATTTAATTGATAAAAATTCATCATTTTATTTAGAAGAAGGTGATAACATCGAAGCTGGCGCAAGTGCCAACGGAGATTTAACTCTTACCATTTCTTACGAAGAAATAGACGACGCATAAGGGGGATAACCAGCTATGGCAAATGGCGGAATTATCGGACCAGTTAACGATCCAATAGTATCAGTAGCATCAACTCCTGGTACATCAACTTTCAATTCATCAGGAACATATACATCAGGACCACAAGCTAGATTTGTAGATTATTTAGTTATTGCTGGAGGTGGTGGAGGTGCTGGAAATTATACAGGTGGTGGAGGAGGAGCAGGTGGTTTTAGAACAAGTTGTTTACAAGTTTGTGGAGCAACAGCATATCCAATAACAGT